TGATGATAAGTTAAGAATATTTCCTATACCAAATTTTGATGGTAGTGTATTATCAGGTTCTTCTTTATTAATAGGTAAAACTGCAAATATAACTCAAGCTCCAAATATAACCTTTGCAGGGAATGTTACATCATCTTTAATAACCCTTGATACATCAACAGGTGCTGGAGAAGATGCTACTGGAATGATTTATGGTGATAATGGAACAAATAGTTCTTATACATTAAAAATAGTAAATTCAGGAAGTGGTTATGTAGCTGGAGATATAATAACAGTGGCACAAGCAGATATAGACGCATCAAGTGTTAATATTAGTAATGCAGCAGGTGACATAAAGATAACAGTAAGAGATACTGATATTACAGCTATATGTGGGGGAGGTAAAGTATGGTTTGACTATATTTTAAGAGACGAAAGAATAAATAGCTCAATTAAACAAACACCAAGTAGAGTTACCAATGTATCAAATACTCCATATGATAACCCAACATATGAGTTTATTAATTCAGTTGGTAGACAGTGGATATTTGAATACGCTTTAGCGTTATCAAAAGAAATGTTAGGATATGTAAGAGGGAAATACAGTAGTATACCTATTCCAAATGCCGAAGTTAATTTAAACCAAGGTGATTTAATATCAGCAGCAACTGCTGAAAAAACACAATTAATAGAAAGATTAAGAACATATCTTGATGAAACCTCAAGACAATCATTATTAAATAGAAGAGCATCTGAAGCTGAATCAAAGATGATTGAGTTACAACAAGTGCCCTACACAATTTTTATAGCGTAATATGGCAATGTTTACAAGACAAAGGGATTGGTCCCTTATGAGACACTTAAATAGAGAAGTAATGGGTAACATTATTACTCAACAGTGTGCCGTATACCAATTTCAATTAGAAGAAACCAAAGTTAATATCTATGGCGAAGCCGCTGAAGAAAAATACTATAATGGTCCTTTCCTATTTAATACTTTAATAAATCGTTCAAACCAAGAATATGGGGAGAATGTAGAAGGTATCCAATTTAATCAACCCATTGAATTTTATTTTTTAAGGGATGATTTAGTTGAAAAAGATGTTGTACCTAGAGTAGGAGATATTATATTATATGAAGAAGGATACTATGGAGTACAAAGTACAGTAGCTAACCAATATTGGGGAGGGAAAAATCCCGATTATCCAAATAATGATTCTGATGGTAATCCTAATCCTATTAACCCTGGATTAGAAGAATTTGGAAATAATATTTCAATTCTAGTATCAACTTATTATATACCTGCTGATAAAGTAGCTATTTCACCATATCAAGAAAGATTCTAATGGCAAAACCAAGAAAACCAATACCAAAATCTCAACTTACTTTAAGCGAAAAGAAACACACACCTTTTAGAGGTAGAGAGGAACAAGGAATTCAGAGTAATCCTAACGATGCTGAAATACCCAACAATCCTAACTACACTGAAACTGGTATTCAACATAACAGATCAGCTCAAATGAGCTTTAAAGATGATGATACTAAACAATTTTCGGTTGGTGTTAAGGATATTGATGAGGCGGTATTTTACTATTTTGAAAATAAAATTAAACCCTTTGTATTCCAAAACGGAGCTAGAAGAGAAGTTCCAGTAATATATGGTGCTCCCGAAAGATGGAAATCATTCCAACGTGATGGGTATTATAGAGATAAAAAAGGTGCTATTATGTTACCTATTATTGTAATAAAAAGAGATTCTATTACAAAAGATAGAACAGTAGCAAATAAATTAGATGCTAATATGCCTAATCTAACTGGTGTATTTTCTAAAGAATTTAGTTCTAAAAACTTTTATAGCAATTTTGGAACACTAAATAATAGAATACCTGTTAACAAATTTCATGTAGTAGCACAACCCGATTATGTAACTATGGAATATAGTTGTTTAATTCAAACATATTATATGGAACAACTTAATAAAATTGTTGAAGCATGTGAGTATGGATCAGATGCTTATTGGGGTAACCCTGAAAGATATATGTTTAGATCATTTATAGACAGTTTTAATACTGCAACAGAATTAACAGTTAATAAAGATAGGTTGGTTACCGGAACTTTTAATATTAGATTAAGGGGATATTTAATCCCGGATACAATACAAAAAGACTTAAATTCAACTAAGATGTATAATTCGAAAGCAAAAGTTACAATTACTACCGAAACCGTTAGTGATGTAGAAGGAGCAGGTATACCTACTCAAAATCCTACAACCGACCATAGAAGTAGAGATTAATTTTAACAAAAAATTTAATATTTATAATAAATTAAAAACCAAGATTATGGCTAGTAAAAAGTTATCAGAAAGTGAGTTATCAAAATTAACCGATTTTCAATCAAGAAACAATGATATTGTAGTACAGGTTGGAGCAGCAGAAATTAGAATTGACACTCTAGACAGACAAAAAGAAGAACTTTTAGAAAAATTTCAAATTTTACAAAAAGAACAAGCAGAATTTGGTGAAGGATTACAAAAAAAATATGGTGAGGGTAATATCGACTTAGAAAAAGGAGAATTTACCGCAGCAGAATAAATTTTTGAATACTTTTCTAATATTTATAATAAAACAATATTAAATATAATATAAGACAATGGCAGAAACATTAATATCTCCAGGTGTATTAGCAAGAGAAAACGATCAATCCTTCATTGGAGCACCACCAATAACATTTGGTGCTGCCATAATTGGACCAGCAATTCAAGGTCCAGTTGGAATTCCAACAGCGGTTTCTTCATTCTCGCAATACGAAGCTATATTTGGGGGCTCAGTAGAAAGTGGCTCACAAAATTACTCATACCTAAACTCGGCAGCAGCATCAAATTACTTCCAACAAGGTGGTGAATCATTACTAGTTACTAGGATAGTTAGTGGATCAGCAGGATGGGCAGAAGCTTCATCTTCGATTCAAAACGGAAAACCAGGAACAGCTGGTGATTTAGTAACTAATAAAAATGTATTCGGATCAATTGGTGTAAATGGAATTACAGGAGCATCAGCAGGAACACATACTTTAGGAACAGTTACAGGTGGTAGTGGAAATAGTACAGCAGGTAGCTTTATTATAGACGCAAATAATGTAATTTCAAGTATTATATTTACTGCAGGAACAGCATTTACTGCAGGTGATACACTTACATTCCAAGGATCAGAAGCAGGAGGAACAGGAACTTGTACTATAGTATTAACAGCAGCTGATATTCAAACAGACGCAGCATTTACTTTAAAATCAATTTCTGAAGGAGCAATTGCAAATAACTTCCAAGCAGGAGTTGATAATGCAAATGGTACATTAGCTAGCGGTACTAAAAATAACGTTAGATGGGAAGTTACAGGTGCTAATACAGGATCAGGTCAATTCTCACTATCTATTAGACGTGGTAATGATACAGCAACACAAAAATCAGTATTAGAACAATTTAATAATTTATCAATGGACCCAACAGCTGCAAATTATGTAGCAAAAGTTATTGGTAACACTTATTACACAGTAGAACAAGATGGGGTTGATTACTATGTTAAATCAAATGGTGACTATCCAAACAGTAGTGCTTATGTATTTATAGGAGCAGTTAATTCTCCAACACCAAATTATTTCGATAATAATGGGAAAGCAAAATCAGCATTTTACCCTAGCATTCCAATTATGGGATCAGGTTCATTCCAAGGTGGGGTAGGTACAAACGTTAATACCGACAATTCACCTGTGAAATTTAACGAAAATATCACGGATACTAACATTCAAGGATTAATTGCAGCAGAGTATACACAATCATTAAATTTATTGTCAAACACCGATGCTTACAGCTTTAATGTAATAACAGCACCGGGTTTAATAAATTCACTTTCTGCACATTCACCAGTAGTATCTCAGATGGTAGCATTAGCACAATCAAGAACTGACTGTATAGCAATAGTTGATTTAGTACCTTATAACAGTACAGTAAATACAGTAGTAACACAAGCATCAGCATTTGATAGTTCTTATGCAGCAACATATTGGCCTTGGCTTCAATCAATTGACGCTAATGCACAATACGTTTGGTCGCCAGCTTCTGTGTTTATACCGGGGGTATACGCATTTACAGATGCTTCATCGGACCCATGGTTCGCTCCAGCAGGTCTAATTAGAGGCGCGTTAGGTAACGTAGTAAAAGCAGAAAGAAAATTAACATCAGGTAACAGAGATAATTTATATGAAGCAAATGTTAACCCAATAGCAACATTTCCAGGAAGTGGAGTTGTAGTATTTGGACAAAAAACATTACAAAAAAGAGCAAGTGCTTTAGATAGAGTAAATGTACGTAGATTGTTAATAGCATTAAAATCATATATAGTACAAGTATCAGATAACTTAGTATTTGAACAAAATTCAATTAGCACAAGAAATAACTTCTTAGCGCAAGTTAACCCATACTTAGAATCAGTACAACAAAGACAAGGATTATACGCGTTTAAAGTTGTAATGGATGCTACAAACAACACAGCAGATGTAATCGATAGAAACGAGCTAGTAGGTCAAATTTACCTACAACCAACTAAAACAGCAGAATTCATTTTACTAGATTTCAATGTTTTACCAACTGGAGCAACATTTCCATCATAAAAATTAAAGAATAGAATATTTATAATAAAATAAATAAAATAATAAAATGGCAGTATTAGACCCAAACGAAATATTTTTCACAGCTTTCGAGCCAAAACAAAAGAATAGATTTATTCTTTATGTGGATGGTATCCCATCTTACCAAATTAAAGGTATGGGAGCTGTAACAATCTCACAAGGCACAGTAGCTTTAAATCATATAAACGTTCAAAGATTTGTAAAAGGTAAATCAACATGGAATCCAATTTCAATGACGTTGTTCGATCCAATTACACCATCAGGTGCTCAAGCAGTGATGGAATGGGTTAGATTACACCATGAATCAGTAACAGGTAGAGATGGATACAGTGATTTCTATAAAAAAGATCTTACATTAAATGTATTAGGACCTGTAGGTGATATTGTATCTGAATGGATTATTAAAGGAGCAATAATAACATCAGCAGATTTCGGAGATTTCAATTGGGATACTGAAAACGCTGCTCAAGAAATTTCTTTAGAAGTACAACCAGATTACTGTATTTTAAATTTCTAAAAAATATTAACATATTTTGTAAAATAGCTTGGCTTCGGTCAAGCTTTTTTGTATCGTACATATGTATTAATGAATAACAGTTTTAATTAAATAAAGATTATATGAGTGATTTTAAATTCCCAACGGAAGATGTTGATTTGCCCTCCAAAGGATTAATATATCCCAAAGACAACCCCTTATCCAGTGGTAAAGTAGAAATGAAATACATGACTGCTAAAGAAGAAGATATTTTAACTAATCAATCTTTTATACAAAAAGGTACAGTATTAGATAAATTATTAAGATCTTTAATTGTAAATAAGGATATTAATCTCGATGACTTAATTGTAGGAGATAAAAATGCTTTACTAATAGCTTCTCGTGTTTTAGGATATGGTAAAGATTACGAAGTTAATATAGGAGGAAATGACTACAACTTAGATATGTCTAGCTTAGAACATAAGGATATTGATTTTAAATCAATAGAAGCAGGTAAAAATGAGTTTTCTTATACACTAGAAAATACAGGAACCCTACTTACTTATCAATTAATAACTGGTAAAATTGAAAAGTCAATAGATAGAGAAATTGCTGGATTAAAAAAATTAAATAAAGAGGCTTCACCTGAGTTAACAACTCGATTAAAACACATGATTACATCAGTGGATGGTAAAGATGAGAAAAAAGATATTAGAGATTTTGTTGATAATTATTTATTAGCACGAGATTCTAGAGCTTTTAGACAACACATCAAAGCAACCCAACCAGATGTTAATCTGTCCTATATATTGGACAATGGGAAGGAGGTAGTTATACCCATAGGGTTGAGCTTTTTTTGGCCTGACGCTTAAGACCGCACCCCTAGTCAGGAAGAATTTATTTAAAATGATTCATGACATAGTATTCCATGGGAACGGTGGGTTTGACTACTACACTATATATAATATGCCGATATGGCTAAGGAAATTTACTTTTCAACAAATACAAGAAAACTTTGATGAACAATCCAAACAGCAAAATAAAACAATGTCAAAAGGAGAAAAATCAATGGTTAATTCTGAAGGTAAGGTAAATGTTCCTGACTTTAAAAAAGCAAGTGAACCATATAAGGGTAAAACAAGTTATAAGTAGTAATATTTATAATAAACATTTACATTAAATGGCAAATAAAGACGAAAAAGCAGCAAAGTCCATTCAACAGATACTTTCTGAACAGACAGCAATTTTAAAAGAAAACCTTAGGATACAATCCCAGTCAGCTGGGATTGATTCCGATCGTCTTTCGGGTCAGCAAGATATTGCTAATGTATTACGAGATCAAACAAAATCCTTAAAATTTCAAGTATCAGAAAAAAGTCTAATTAGAAAACTTTCA